GGTTCATTTTCGACAGTGGATGAACGCCTGGTGGCAGAAGGATACCATTATGGCACGCTGGTTGCGCACAACAACGGCGGCACTGCGGCGCAGTTTGTCGGCGGAGCTAACGGCGAGGCCACGCAAACGCTGACCGTCATGGGCTGAATCTGTTTCACCTGCAGGACACAAGGCCGCCGCGCGCGGCCTTTTTCGTGGAAAAACCACAAGAGGAAGGGCCAGGCAGCCACTGGCACCATTGCGGTCAACTCGTAATTCTTTGACCCTCAAGGACAGATATGGCCGAACAATTTTTGCACGGCGTGGAAGTAATCGATATCGACGCTGGCCCGCGCCCGATTCAGACGGTGCGTTCCAGCGTCATCGGCATCGTGGGCACCGCACCGGATGCCGATGCCACCGCGTTCCCGCTGAACATCCCGGTGATGGTTGCCAACAGCCGCAGCCTGGCCGCCAAGCTGGACCTGACGGGCAATGGCGCTGGCACCCTGCCGGACGCCCTGGATTCCATCTTCGACCAGGCCGGTGCCGTGGTGGTGGTGGTTCGCGTTGACGCGGGCGCCACGGACGCCGATGCGCTCGCAAACGTGCTGGGCGGCGTGGACGCCGTAACCGGCAACTATGAAGGCGTCCATGCGCTGCTGGGCGCAGAATCGAGCCTGGGCGTGCGCCCGCGCCTGCTGATCGCGCCTGGCTTCACCCATCAGCGGCGGCAGAATGCGGTCACGGCCATCACCGTCACGAACGGCGGTTCCGGCTATACCAGCGCACCCACCGTCACCCTGACGGGCGGCGGCGGTACGGGCGCAACCGCGCACGCCGTGCTGGGCACTGGCGCGAATGCGGATAAGGTGGCCCAGGTCATCGTGGACAACCCCGGCAGCGGATACACCAGCGCGCCCACCGTGGCGTTCGCTGGCGGTGCGGGCACGGGCGCTGCGGCCACCGCTTCCTACGGAACCACTGCGAACGCCGTGGTGGCGGAACTGCTTGGCATCGCGGAACGCCTGCGTGCCACCATCATGGCGGACGGCCCTGACACCACGGACGCGGACGCCCAGGCGTATGCTGGCGACTTCGGCAGCAAGCGCGTGTTCATGTGTGACCCGGCTGTGCTGAAGGTGGACGGCAGCGGCGACAACGTGAAGGCGTACAACAGCCCGGTGGTGGCTGGCCTGATCGCAAAGAGCGACAATGAACGCGGTTTCTGGTGGTCACCGTCCAACCAGACCATCAATGGCATCGTGGGCACCACGCGCCCGGTGGACTTCCTGATGGGCGACACCAGCAGCCGCGCCAACCTGCTGAACGAAGCCAAGGTGGCCACCATCATCCGCCAGAACGGCTTCCGGCTGTGGGGCAACCGCACGCTGTCCAGCGACCAGAAATGGCAATTCCTGTGCGTGGTCCGCACTGCCGATCTGATCGCTGACAGCCTGCAGGCCGCCCATCTGTGGGCGGTGGATCGCGGCATCACCAAGACCTACGTGCAGGACGTGCGTGAAGGCGTGCGCGACTACCTGCGCCACCTGGAAAGCATCGGAGCAATTTTGGGTGGTGACTGCTGGTTTGACCCTGACCTGAATACGGCTGACCAGATTGCCCAGGGTAAAGTATACTGGGACTTCGATTTCACTCCCGTTTATCCGGCTGAACACCTGACCTTCCGCAGCCACCTGGTGAACGACTACATCAAGGAGATTTACTGATGGCTGCGACCAATGACGTTCGCGTAAATTTTAATATCTTCGTGGACGGCCAGGGCATGGCCGGTGAATCGAAGGATTTCAACGCGCCCGCGCTGGCCCTGACGACGGAAGATGTCCGTGCCGGTGGCATGGACCTGCCGGTGGCCATCGAAATGGGCATGGAGAAGCTGACGGCGAGTTTCAGCCTGATTTCGTACAAGCGCCAGGCCCTGGCCCTGTTCGGCGTGGCTGTCGGCCAGGTGGTCCCGTTCGTGGTGCGTGAACTGCTGCAGAGCCAGGACGGCACCAAGACCGGCGTGGTTCACACCATGCGCGGCAAAATCAACAAGATGGACCCCGGCACGAGCGAACCCGGCAAGCTGGAACCGCTGAAGTTCGAACTGGACCTGAACTATTATAAGCTGGAACACGGCGGCGTGGTCATCCACGAAATCGACGCCATCAACATGAAGCGCATCGTGAACGGCACGGACGTGCTGGCCGATAACCGCGCCATCCTGGGCATGTAAGCCCACCGGGCCAGCAGGGCGCTGGCCCGTCATCCCACCAAATTGAAATTGATTCAGGAGCAGCCATGAAGAAGGACCAGACCGCCGCGACCACCAACACGGACGGCACCGTGGACATTCCGCTGTCCAAGCCCATCACCATCGACGGCACCAAAGTGACCACCCTGCGCATGCGTGAACCGCTGGTGCGTGACCAACTGGCCGTCCAGGGCGAAGGCACTGACGCTGAAGTGGAACTGGCGCTGATCGCCAACCTGTGCAACGTGGACAAGTCCGCGTTCCATGCCCTGCCGCTGGGCGACTATATCCGCGTCCGCACGGCCTTCCTGGGTTTTATCGCCTAAGCGCGGATTATTGCCTGGACGGGACGTTGGCGCTTGCGTCCCACACCGGGTGGTCTGAACAGGCCATCCATGACATGCGCGTGTCCAGGTTCGTGGACTACTTAAACCGAATTCGCAAAGCCCAGCCACATGGCAAATAAGAAACTAAACGCGACAATCACCATTGGCGGCGTGGTTGCGTCCAGCCTGAAGGCCGCGTTTAGCTCGACCAGCAGCCAGCTGAAGGGGCTGAACAGCGAAATCAAGAACATGGAGCGCGGCCAGCGGCAGCTGGGCAACGCCATCCAGACGTTTGGGCGCATGGGCAGCAACGTGGACGGGATGCGCGCCCGTTACGTGCGGCTGACTTCCACCATTGACCGCCTGCGCAGTGCGCAGGATCGCCTGGCCGCCGCTGAAAAGCGCATGGAGAACGCCCGCGCCGTGCGGGACAAACTGGCCAAGGCTGGGGCAATTTCCACCGCGACCGGCGCCGCCATCGGCGCACCGCTGGTGGTGGGCGCGAAGGAAGCCAAACACTACGAAGTGGAAACCGCGCGCATCGCGGCGCTGGGCATGGGCAAGGAAACCAACCAGCACGCCGTGGAATTCGCCAAGTCCATGAAAACCTTTGGCACCAGCCAGCTGGAAAACCTGGAACTGCTGCGGGACGGCCTGAGCGTGTTTGCTGACCTGCACCATGCCGAAATGGTGGCCCCGCTGATGGCCAAGATGAAGTTTGGCAACAAGGCGGTTTTTGGCGCGCAGCAGGGCGAACAGAACAGCCAGCAGTTCATGGACATGCTAAAGGTCATCGAGACACGCGGCGGCCTGAAGTCCGAAGCAGAATTCACGAAGCAGGCCAACATCATTCAGCAGGTCATCAGCGCGACGGGTGGCCGCGTAAGTGCCACCGAGTGGCGGAACATGCTGTCCACTGGCGGACTGGCGGGTAAAAGCATGTCCAGCGAAGCCCTGTTCTACACGATGGAACACATGGTGCAGGAAATGGGCGGCGACCGCGCGGGCACCGGCCTGAATTCTCTGTATAAATCGCTGTACCAGGGCGTGGCGAAGAAACGCGCCGTGGTCAACCTGGGCAAGCTGGGTCTGATCGGTGACACATCCAAGGTGAAGCTGGACAAGGCGGGCCAGACCGCATCCATGGAGCCAGGCGCGCTGCTGGGCGCGGACCTGTTCCGTGACAATCCATTCGAATGGATGGAAAAGGTTCTGCTGCCGCAGCTGGCCAAAAAGGGCATAACGGACGAACGGAAGGTCATCGACACCATGGGCATGATTGTGTCCAATTCGGTGGGTGGTTCCTTCCTGGCTGAGATGTACCGCCAGCGCGAGAATATCCACCGCGCCCGTGCCCGCAACATGGGTGCGCAGAACATCGACCAGCTGGACCAGGAAGGCCGCAACACCGCTGAAGGCAAGCAGCTGGACGCTGAAGCGAAGCTGGCGGACCTGAAGCTGCGCATGGGGAATGCCATCCTGCCCATGTATTCGTCCGCGCTGGAAACGGCGGCCAATGCGATGGAGCGCCTGAACAAGTTCACCGAGGACCACCCAGCGCTGTCCAAGGCCATGGTTATCGGCCTGGGCGGCATTTCCGTGGCGCTGGTGGCGCTGGGGCCTGTGCTGGCCATCGCAGGCACGGCAATGACCGCGTACGCCGCAATTCAGCTGCGCACGGCAGCGGCGTCCGCTGCTGCAGCCGGTAACCTGGCGCGCGAAACGGTGGCCATTGAAGCGCAAGGTGCGGCTGCGGCGTCTGCAGGCGGGAAGCTGTTGGCATTTGCGAAAAGCCGCCTGGGCATCTTGGCGCTGGCGAACATTGGCGATATGGCCGCTGGCGCGTTCGGTGTTGGCAAGGATAAGGCTGACCAGGGCCTGGATGATGCCAACTGGAGCCGCATGAACTGGTGGCAGAAAGGCCAATCCGGCCTGTTGCGCGGCATCGAACACACGGGCCGGTTCATCGGCATGGGGAATATGGCGGACCAGGCGCAGGCCGACCGCGTGAAGGCCGAAACCGACTACTTGAACAAGAACGGTCCGGCGCTGCCATCGATGGCCACCGCCCGCCAGGCCGCGCCCACGATCAACGACAACAGCCAGACCACGCTGCAGATTTACCAGCAGCCTGGACAGTCACAGGACGAACTGGCCAACGCCATCATCCGAAAGATGAAGGAACAGCAGGGCGTCCGTAACCGCAGCATTATGTACGACAACCCATGAACGTGATGATGACCCTTGGCGGGTTTCAGTTCGGCATCAGCACCGCCGCATACCAGGAACTGAGCCGCGTTACAGAATACCGCTGGCCAGCGCAGGAACGCTTCTTGCAGGACCCGGTCCTGCAATTCGTTGGACCTGGCGCGGACACCATCACGCTGCAGGGCGTGATTTACCCCGAGTGGAACGGCGGCACCGGCCAGCTGGACGGCATGCGCGACCTGGCAGCCGGTGGCCAGCCGTTGACGCTGATTGGCGGCACCGGCACGGTCATGGGGGAATGGGTGGTGGAGCGCGTTGAAGAAAAGGGAACAGTGTTCGCCATCCAGGGCGTGGCGCGGAAACAGGAATTCAACCTGTCCCTTCGCAAGTTCAAGGGTGTTGACGGCGGCCTGGGTGGGCTGGCTGGGCAACTGCTGGGCGCGGCATCCCTGGCCGTCCCGCTTGGCCCGCTGCCCAGCCTGGATTCCCTGACCGTTTCGGTGGGCAGCCAGGCAGGCGGGTTCGCAGCCAGCCTGACCAACGCCATGAACCAGGTGAACGCCGTGGGCACGCAGCTGGGCAGCGCGGCCAGCGGCGTGCTGTCGCCCATTGGCCGCGCCATCGACGTGGCAACCGGGCTGAAATCCGCCGCTGTGAACGCCAAGCAGCTGCTGGGGTCCGTGCCCACCACCCTGTCCGGCATTTCGGCGGCCACCAGCCTGGTCAGCGCAGCCAGCACCGCCGTGAATAATGCTGGCGCGGCGGGCGCCATGCTGAAGCGGTCCCTGACCGACCTGCAGGCCCTGGCCAGCGTTCCGGCTTCCGTGCTGTCCCCTGTGCAGAACGCACTGGTGACCGTGAACCAGCTGACGGTGGCCGCGACCAGGACGCAGACCACCGCCACCAAGCTGCTAGGGAGTCTGGGCGCATGACCACGAACACCTACACCACCCGCGACGGCGACACCGCCGAATATATCGCCTGGAAATATTACGGCACCCAAGGCGGCCAGGTGACCGAACAGCTACTGGCGGCGAACCCCGGCCTGGCTGAACTGGGGCCGCTGCTTCATGCTGGCCTGGTCATCACCCTGCCGACCATCGACACCACGGCCAAGGTCCAAGGGGTGAAGCTGTGGGACTGATGGACATTTCCCCGGCCACCCGCATCGTGGCCAATGACCAGGACATCACGGCGGCCATTTCCGACCGCTTCAGGTCCCTGCGCCTGTCGGACGCGGCGGGCCTGGAATCTGACACCCTGGAAATCGTCCTGGCCGACCATGACCCGCTGCAGCCCATCAAGAAGCCGCCAACCGGCGCGGAACTGGAAGTATTCCTGGGTTACGATGGCCAGGCCACTCGCATGGGTCTGTTCGTGTGCGACGAAATCGAGTTCACCGGCTGGCCTGGCACCATGACCATCCGCGCCAGGGCGTCCGTGTACGCGGCCAGCCCGAAGGGCAAGAAGGACCTGCAAAGCCAGAAGGTGCGCAGCTGGGACAAGGACACCACCATCAGCGCGATGGTGGCCAAGATCGCCAAGGAACACGGCATGGAACCCGCCGTGGCCAAGAGCTTGGCCAGCATCAAGCTGCCCCACCTGGACCAGACCGAGGAATCCGACATCAGTTTTCTGATTAGGGTTCTGAAACAGTATGGCGGCGTGGTGAAGCCAGCGGGCGGCAAGCTGGTGGTGGCCAAGCGCGGCGAGTCCAAGACCATCAGCGGCGACGGCCTGCCGTCCGTGACCATGACCCCGCAGGACGTGGGAACCTGGACCTGCCGCACGTCCACCAAGGAAGCCAAGGGCACGGTGGTGGCCTACTACCGCGACACTGGCCAGGCCAAGCGCGTGGAAATTTCCGTGGGCAGCGGTGACCCGGTGAAGCGCCTGCGCCATGCCTACCCGAACGCCGACACCGCCAAGAAGGCGGCCCAGGCAGAACAGGACAAGCGCGAGCGCAAGCAGGAAACGTTCAGCGCGGTGCTGGTGGGGCGGCCCGACCTGGCCGCCGAAGGCAAGCTGGTCCTGGAAGGGTTCCGCGAAGGCGTGGCGGGTGAATGGCTGCTGACCAGGGTGGAACACGTCCTGGATGATCGCGGGTACAGCTGCACCGTGGAAGCAGAGAAGCCGACCAAGGCGGAAGGTGGCGGTGACGGCGAGTGATG